ATTGCTGTTGGTTGTTGGGCGATCCACTCCGTCAACGTCTATCGTTGCTTGACCTTCGGCTAGTGGGGTTCGGTGTTCAATAGAGCTACCAAACGGGCTTTGATACAGCGCCTTGCTTTCGTCGAAGGTGGTTAGATCCAAGATCTCAGACGTGCCGTATTTATCAACAGTCACAACGCCGTCGTATCCGTCAGCAATGAGCGCCTGGCTCAAGCGTTTACCGGTTTTCTTATAATGGTCGGCTAAGTCTTTTTTCCAATTTTCGGCATTTAGCACCAACGGATTGTTTAAGGTTAGCTGGCCCGATACCCTGCCGTTGGTGGTGTCAACTTTTGTCGCATCCGGCACCTGGACGACGTAACGACCGGAAGGCTCTAAGTCGCGTTGGAATTGATCGCCTTTCTTTGGCTTGCCAAACAGCGCCGTTGCGCTTTCGGTGTTATGCGAAAAATCAAACGTGACAGGCTGGCCTGTTTTAAAGCCTTCGGTTTCTGCCAGTTTAGTCAGATCAAACGGTTTGGCTTGGTCGTAGCCTTGCTGAAATTCTGATGAATACTTAGAAACATAATTTTTATAAGCTTCTTCCGGCGTGATGCCTTGCGCTTCGGCCAACGTATCAAAGCGGTGCGACCAAAGCGCGGCATATTGCTTGTTAGTGTCGTTCTGAAAATGACCAAGCGCGTTGTGCTGGTCTAATAGCATTTTCCGCAAGCGTTCGCTTGATTGCTGGAACTCGCTGTCTTTGTTGTCTTGCTCTACGGCTTTCTCGAACTCTTTGCCCAACTCGTCCAAACGATCGCCTTGCATGGCTTCCTTTTTCTCAGCCACGGTAAAACCTTCGGGATCGGTTTTCAGGTGTTCAAAAAGCGATTGCGCGTATTCGGTGGGTGCGATTGCAGCGGCGTACTCTTCCACTGGGATCGCGATATTCATTGTGGTTACGCCGGTTTCCTGCGCGACTTTTAATTGCTCCGCAACCGAAGGTGAAAGCTCTGCAACTTGATCTGCCACGCCCGATTGCATTAGCGCGCCAGCGTCGATATACACCTGATTGACAGGGCCTTCTTCTTTTGCGCCCTTGATAAAGTCCCGGAATACCTCGGTGGATCTTGGGCGCACCTTGCTGTCGGTCGATAGCGTGTTGATGTCGCCAATGGTTTGTGCGGCCTTGTCCGTTTCGGCCAGTTTCTTTTCTTCCTTGCCCACGCGACCGACCAAGCCGGAAACCGCGCCGCCGGTAAGCCCGCCCACAGCGAAGCCTTGCAACATGCCTTCCACCACGTTGGCGGACAGCGATTGCTCTGGGTTGGCGTTTTGCTGGATAGCCAGGTTTTCAGAAAACTGTTCGCCGCCACTTTGCACGGTTTCGGTTATGGCTTCGTTTGCAAAACCCTTGCCGATTCGAGGCAGCACATTTCCGCCTTCGCCAATGATCTTGCCTAGGTAGTGTCCGCCTATACCGCTAGTTACCGCGTCAACCAACCCAGCGCCTATGCCGGATTGCTCACCTGCTTTGGCCGATAGGAAGATCCGCGCAGCGTTGGGATCAAAACCCGACGTAACCAGTTTTTGAAACTCTGGGGATTTTTCAAGGGTTGCAAACGGCAACGCTTCGACTTGTTGTTGCGTTGAGTTGTACTGTTGCGCGTAGCCAATAGCACCTTCCGATCCTGCGCCAAAGCGTGAGGCGAGATGCGTAGCCGCGTCGATTGCGGCCTTGCGTGCGGCTTCTTCGGACAGGCCGGATTCAATCGCGCTAGTGTAGGCTTTGGTAGAAGCGCCTTTAGTTAAGAAGGCCGTTAGTGCCAAAGCCATCGTGGTTGGCATCGAGCGGATTACATCACTCACCACTTTGACTGGGTGAAGATACGCCGCCTTGTCAGGATCTAGCGTTTGGTATTCCATCGCGCCGTAGGAATCTTTGGTCTGTTGCGGGATTCCTTGCATGATCTCGTCGGCTTGCTTTGTCTGGTTACGCGCAAAGCGTGACAAGATCGCCGTTGCACCTTGTTCGCGCTGGCGCTTTAAACCTTCTGGATCGTTCTTATACAACACCGCGAGATCCTCATCGCTGGTGGTGAATGGGTTGGCCGCGTCGAGCAACTTGGCACCGGCGGCGGCAAGATCTCGCATCCCTGCACGACCAGACGCGCCCATATAGGAAAGCGCGTTTTCAAAATCGGTCAGGTTGTTGATGTCGTCATGCGCGATTTTTGCGTGGTCAACGTTTGCAAGAACAAGCGAAGTTGCAGGGTTGGTCTTGGCCAGGGTTTCAAAATCAATCGATCCCATCGCCGCTTGTTTTTTGGCTTCTTGCGGCTGCGCCATGACTAAATCCGGCGAAACCCCAACACGACGCGCAACACGCTGCGCCTCTGCAAACGCATCAGGGTTGGTATCAAAAGCCCCGAAGTATCCGACGCGCGCGGCTTGCGCTGGGTTTGGGTTGTCGAAGTTTTCTTGATTATTGTTTTCTTCGCTCATCGTTTAGTAACCTGGCTTAACCAATAGTGTTCTAAGATTTGCCCTTCGGTTGGGCTGTTGTTGCCTGCGGCTTTCAGCGCGGCTTTGATTTCTTTCACGGTGCCGTCAGGAAGATCGCTTTGCTTCATGCCCAGCATTGAGCCTGAATAGCCGGAGATAAACCCTTTGATGGTTTGGTTTTTCAGGAACAAGGAATTGACGTGCTGCGCGACTTCGGCATCGGTGAATTTCTTACCGGCTTCGCGTTGCGCGGCGACAAAGTAATCGTTGACGAATTTACGGATCGCACCATCGCGGCCGCTGGCGGCGGTGTCGCTGTGCTTAGGGCTTGGATTGATGCCAAGCTGCGACAAGTTGGAATCGATGTTCTGCTTGATCGCTGTGCTGTTCAAATCGCCTGGGCCGTTGGCACCGGCCAAGTTGCCATTGCGTTTGGCGCGCTCGTCTGCAAAGTGTTTGAAATCCGAGTCCGATAGTTCGCGTCTGTATTTGAAAAACGCCACGTCAGACATTGCTTCACCCGTCAGCGGATCTTTCATCGGATCGTTGGCCAGCTTGGAGTAGAGCCAAGGGCTTGTGGTGTCATCGCCTTTAGAGATCTTTTGAGCAAAGTTAATGACCGAATCGATCTCTTTTGGTGGTACGGCAGCGCGTACGTTTTGCGGCAAGTCGCTAAAGCGGCCGCCGTTCTGCAATACGCCGCGCATGGCAGTTGCCACCGCTTCGTCGTCGCGTTGTTTGATCGCTTGGGTTTGCTCTTCAAACCGCGCTTTGGCATCCGCGCGCGCGATCTTGTAGCGTTCTGGGTGATTGGCGATCCTTGGATCGCTTCGCAGTGCGTCGTCAATTTCAGCGAAGGTTGGGCGTGGTGGTTTGCCGTCGCCAGCGTTGTATGCTGCGACCCCTTTCGTTACGTAGTTCTGGGTTTCAGTCGGCAAATAGGTCAACCATTTGCCGCCTTCTTTGTCGGCCCGCTTAACGGCTTCTTTCAACGCGCCTGGGCCAGCGTTGTACGCGGCGTAGGCTTTCTCCATATCGCCGCCGTTGTTTTGTAATTGCTTTTGGAAATATGCCAAGCCGAGGGCTTTGTTGTAGTTCGCGTCTGTTCTAAATCTGTTTTCATCCCAAGGCAGTCCCGCAAGTTTTGCGGCTTCCGGCCCGGTGGTCGGCAGCACTTGCCCTGGGCCTACTGCACCCTTTGGACTGGTTTTAAAACTGCCATCGGGATTAGTGCCGCCTTCCAGCTTGTCCACCAAAATGTTAAACGCGCGCTCACTGTCACTGGTTTGGATTCGGGGTTGCATCTTGCTAATGACTTCGGCCGAAGCGGTCATACCAACGTGGTTGTCCACCTCTTTAGTGATATGTCCTTTCACAAACAGGATGTCGTCCGCGTTCATTTGCGAGGCGTAGCGTTTTAAGTAGGCTTCGGCATACAACGGATCGTTGTTTTCTAATGCGGTCATCAAGCCAAGTTTGTGCGCGGAGCTGGTGAGCGCCTTGGATTGGGCTTCTTGCCAGGTGGCCGATTTGCCTTGCAGTTTGGCTTGGCGATAGGTTTCCGCCTGGATTCGTGTCACCGCGTCGTTGATTACCGCTGGATTGTTCCAGTTCAAGGCGATGTCATCCATCGCGCCTTTTTGCGCGCCTTCGGCAACTGACAATCCGTAGGTGGTGGATTCTTGGATAAAGTGCCGATCAACGTCGGTTTTGAACCCGGTTAAAAACCCATTGGAAAAGTGAGCGAAAGCGGCGCGCTGGGCATCGTTGCCAAGCGATTGGCTAATTTGCGATAAGCTTTCTTGCAGCTTGCCACCGTATTCGTCGGTAAGCGATTGGCCGTCTGGACGATCGAGCGCGTCCTTGCCCTTCAAGTTGATATAGCCGCTGTCTTTATCAAATTGCAATTTGCGCGCAACTTCCCGCGCTTGGTTCGAGGCATCATCAAGGCGCAGTTGGTTGGCTTCAACGGCCATGTCCATCGCCACCCGGTTTAGGCCATCGCCTAAGTTGCTTAAGCCTTGGCCGATCATCTTGCCGGTGCGCCCAGCATCAACGTTGGTTTGCGGCGCGTCTACATAGGATTGCGGTAGGGTGTTAGACGTTGCCTGGAAGTTTTCATAGGTAGGGACTCTTGGCATTAGTTCATGCCCCCTACTGCAAACGGGGTGTTCTTAAGCGCACCGATCGCGTTCATTTGATACCAAGAGGATGCAACCTTACCGGCACCTCCCAACAATGTCCCTGTGGCATCCATCCAAGGGCTGATTGCACTGGCATTGTTGCGCGCGGTTAAGGCTTGATTGGTAAAGTTGGTGCCTTGCATCCGGTATCCCCAGGCATTTCGCACTGAGTTGGCCAAAATGGTGTTGGCATCAACCTCTTTCATAATGTCGGTAGAGGCTTGGATCTCGGCCGCGCTACCTTCACCCAGATCAACGCCGTTGGCCGCCAACGCGACGCGTTGCGAACTCTTGAGCTGTCCAGCTTTGAAGGTGAGTTTCCCAACCTCTTGTTGGCCCTGCATGAGCGCCGATTGCGCGCCTAGTTCAGCAATACGCGCGTTGGTGTCGGCGGTAATCGCTTGGGCTTGAAGATTGTATTTGTTGGTCTTTGCGCTAAAAAAGCCGCCGATCGCAGATGAGAAAAGGCCACCTACGCTTGAGATTAGCGACGCTGCGCCAAGGCCACCCAGTCCGCCACCATTTAACCCGCTAAAGGACGGCGCCCCGATTCCTTGAACTGTCATGTCTAAAACTCCGAAGGATATTGGCTTAAACCATAACCCTTCGGGTTCATCCTAAGTGCATCAAGCCCCTAGTGCTACTTCAAACGTCATACTGGCCAAGGTCAGCGGCAAGGGATCGGATTGTCTGATAAATACCTGGCCGCTGGCCGCCCACGTTGGGGTGAGTACCACTTGGATCTCATCGCTTTTAAGCGCGGGTGGTGTGCCATAGGCTTCGGTAGTCCGCTGTTTCGCTTCGACCAGGTTGTCGGCATCTGGCCCGACAAAGATCCCCGACGATCTAAACACGCGCAGCCATACTTTGTTGACGTTCTTAAATCGCCCTTGTCCGTAGCTGTTATCGATTGCCGCCGCCAGCGGTAAGGTTTGCGCGTCGGCCGTGATTGGTAAACCAATCTGCACCTTGCTGGCTGCTTGGTCGAGCGTGATTGCGCCGCCACTGACCACGCGATGCGGGTGTACCGCGCCATCGGCTAGGATGTTCACGGTTTTACCTTCGATATGCGACAGGCCGCTGATGGTCGTTGCCGCTGTGCCGGAATAGGTCAAGCCGCAATCGACAAAGAACGCATCGGCCGGATCGACAAACGCACGGCTGCCCATACGTTCCACATAGCGTTTGGTTACGCCGCCAATGGTGCGGTTGACCACACAATACAAGCGATCGTCGGCGCCTTCGGCCACGACCGCGCACGACTCAAACGTGCCGTCGGTATCGTGCCAATGCCATGCACCGATTTGCTGTTCTGGTACATAGGTTAGGCCCAGCAATTTACCCGACGATGAGATAAACCACACCACCGGTTGCGGTGCTTTGGCGTAGGTCATGTCGGTGACTTCGTAAGAATCGAACAGGTGCGCCGATCGCAACGACAAATCGCCACTGATAAAGCCGTTCGCTTGCCAGTTGTAAGCACATTCGCGGATATGCCCGCCGCGCGCTGCCCCATAAAGCAGCGTGTTGTTGATAATCACCGGCTGCACGTTGCTTGCACCCACATACGATTGCGGCCGCACCGAGATCGTGGTTGGTGTAATCGCGTCAGAGTTCAGCGACGATACCCGCCACTCGGCCGCTCCCGTCAAAAGCAGCAGTTGTGTCAACGGGACAATGTGCCGAATGGTGTTGGCTTCGCGCGCCGCCACACGGAACGAGATTCGGTCATCATCGCGGATCGGTAAGCTGTAACTCATCACCGATTCGGTGCCGGATTTGGTCATCCAGATGTTTTGCGGTTTGTTGTTGGTTCCGGCAAACGCGCGTCGTTGTTCAAAGTAGGACACCGCGCCAGGATAATCGCCCGATGCGGCGAACACGTTGTCGTAAATCGGCGGGGTTTTGCCCATGTCCGGCGCGATGTTGTCATCCTTAAGCGAGGTGGTGGTGGTTTGTCCGATGTACCCGTACAAGCCGCCTTGTTGTTTATAGACGTTATAGCGTGCCGCCCCGGAAACCTCTGACCATGCAATCGTGTTGTAACACCCGGTGGTAAACAGGTTATTGGTACAGGTTGCCGCCTCCGATTGGGAAGACTCCGACACCTCATCCGACGCGATCGCAGTAATCACATACGAGTAGTCCATCGTGGTTGTTGGGGATCCCACGGTCGTGGCGGTGGCCGTTGGGGAAGCTGGCGCAGCAATCGGCGCAGCAAACGAGATTGTGGTCAACGTCCAGTTGGTTGCACTCAAGCGTTTGAGTTCGCGCGGTGCGTAGTTCGGGTGGACGATGGTCAATACGTCGGCCGACTGTACATAGTGCAGATCGAACAGATCCGCTTCGGCGTAAGGACTTGCGATCTCATACGGTACGCCGCCACTCATCAAGGTAGCGCCTTGCGTGTGAAACCGGAAGTAACCCGCGCCCACTTCCAGGATCATGGTTTGTGTCGTCGAGTAGGTGAACGGGATCAAGCGCACCTTCTTGGTGGAATCCTTCACCTCGCGCACGAAGGCAAAGCCTGGTCGGTTTTCAATAGGGCCTTGAGGTTTGGCGACAAAGTTACGACACGTTGCCAAACCCGCTTGATACTTGTTGTCATCAATCCGGCCAAACATTTCTGGGCTGATCTCGCCCCCGGCAAACGAGCGTTGTAGTGTTCTGATGTTTGCCATATTTATCTGCCTTGGATCCAGCCGACTTTTTGCGCTACGTCAACACGGCGTTGGCTTGCGTCAGATTCCATCGCTTGCGATAGGAAGTTTTGCACCATTGCCAAGCAGCGTTTGGCCTCGGCCGCGCCCGCGTCGCCCTTAATCAAAGGGCCGGCCAGCATCGATGCAAGATACCAACTCAATGTCGTGATAAAGAGCGGCGAGAAGTTGCCTGTGTCTGATACCAACGCGGTATAGCGCAGCACGGCGTCTTCTTGATCGGTCAAGATGATCGGCGTACCTTCGTTGTTGATCTCGCATGAGAACGGTTGCGGCACAAAGGATCCGCCTGCCGATACCACGGGAACATTCACCAATGCCTGGCTGTAATCATCGGTGGCGGACGGTGGCAATACCGCGATGATATTAACCGTGTCAGACGGTTGCGCGTAGGTGTAATCCCATTCTGTCCAACTATTCGTAAGTAAGGCAAGTTGCACGCGCTTGGTAGCAAAGCCCCACGCATACATCTCCAATAATCCGTCGCGTGCAATTGGATAAAAGCGCGCGCAGTGTTCGGCTTGGGAGGATCCTTCGGGCGGATCTAAACTAGCCACGGTAGCCGTGTCGCCCAGGTGTGCCAGGGCAAGATTGCAAATATCAACTTCGGTTGCCATAAATTCATTACCCCTTATGTGAAAACAGGGGCCTTAGCCCCTGTCTTTTATTGCATTGACCGTGAGGTCTTACACCAAGCTGTCAGCAGTTTGTGAGGCCGCTTTGCCTTTGGTGGCTTTTGGTTCTTCGATCAACTCCAGGTTGCTTGCGACTTCACCGTCATATTCGACGGTTGCGCCTTCTTCAACCAAAGCGTTGTTGATGAACGATCTTTCCAATACGCGATATAAGGCCATAAATACTCCTTACAAAATCGCGAAGCCGCTTGGGTAGAACTTTTGGCCGTCTTGGATTTCGATACCCAAGTCACCAACGTACGCACCCGCAGACATAGCACCCACAATCACATAGCGCAAACCAACATAGCGTTGGCCTTTGCTTGCAATACGCGGATTCACGTCACACGCAAAGCGTGCGCCCGCAGTCAACGACGCGGTTACGATTGCACCGGTGGTACCGATTACAGCCACGTTGGTAGTCAATGCCGCGTCGTCCGCTGCAATAACCTGGAACTCAACCGAAGTACCACCCGCTGCCGCTGTACCGACTTGGAAACGACCGAACAGGTCTCGACCTTCGCCGATGTCACGCGCGGCTGAAAGATCCACGGTGTTGGTTGACAGCACTGAGGTGTTTGTACCTGTAACCGTTTGGCCAGTGATTGAGTTGTCCGATGCGGAAATCGAGCCGGATAACAGTAGTTTTGCATCTTGAATCATGTCAATTCTCCTTAAACGACGCGCGCTTCGGTGTTCAAAATCTGATCCACACGACGCAATGGAACACCTTCAAACGATGCCCAGTTCATCGGGGTACCGAATTGGTTCAAGCTGTTTTGAATAGACAAAGCGTAGTTTGATTTATTCAAGGCTTGAATACGCAACATTGAGTACACTGTACGGTTCATGTAGAACGCGGCGCGGCCCATACCAAAGTTAGGGATACGATCCAATGCGCGGCTCATCAATTTAACCAAGTCAGCAGCCGAAGATTCAGCCACCAAGTTAGCGGTGTTGATGTTCGCGATACGCACCACATAGCGCCAATCTTTAACCACCAAACCGTTTTTCCATTGGTAGTGTGTTTGATACGCTTGGAACGGGTTGTTGTTCGAGTCGTACACGGTCAAGATGCCTTGATCTTCGTGGATCAAACCAGCTTTCGAGCCTTTAGGGAACGTGCAGAAAACAGTGTTTTCACCCCACACAACTAAATAGATCGAAGTGTTGTTTGATGCTGTACCGCCAGCGTCGATGATGTTGGCCGCGTTACCCGCGCCTGAGATCGCACCATAACGTGCGGCCAAGCCCAAGTATTGACGAGGATCTGTTGAAGGATTGCCGTAAAGCATGGTTGACGCTTGTGCCTGGTTCATTGCTTCCAAGAACGCAGTGTCTTCGCTCAAACGGAACGCAGCGGTGTTGCCGTTCAATTCTGCCAAGTCTTTATCCACCCGCGCGTAGGCTTCAAGCATACCGACTGACTCATCCACTTGGACGGTAGTTGATTTGCTAGTTGGGATACCTTGGTTGATCGAACGCCAGTAAGCGGTTGGCAAACCGGTGCGGATCACAACACGGTGGCCAGTTGGCAAGTTGCCTTCTGAGAATACCGCGTCTTCCAAGATTTCGTTTGACTGTGATAACAGCTCGGCCACGATTGGCACCTTGCCGTCTGGATCAAGACGCTTTGCCCAATCTGCAAGGGTCAACGCGCCGGATGATAGAGTCGCCATTGTTTAGCTCCTATGATTTTTGGTTTGAATACAGTTTGTCTGCAAGGTTTCCGCTAGGTGTCGCAGGGCGACCACCAACAAATTTGTCCTCACTAATTGCTTTTCCTGCGCGAACCATAAACCGGATAACTTCCGGGTTATTGCCCAAGCCGGACTCGTTTAACAGGGCTTTTAGCTCTGGCGTGCCGAAGGCATCAAGTGCCTTTTTTGCGGTGCCTAAAGAATCGTTGAGCTTATCGCCACCGAATTCTTTATCGGACTTGGAAGCGGTTTCCCACTCGGTCTTGACCGCTTCGATGCGCTCTAATTGGCGGGCCTGAATAACAGGGGCCACCTTATCGAGCAGCTTTTGGGCATCGTCATTGGACAGGTTCAACTCCTTAGCGACTTCCGAATAAGCCTCAATGACCGCGTTATCAAACGCTTCACCTTCGGGGGCTTTGAATTCGTACTGTTCAGGTGCGCCTTGTTTTTCTTCGGCTTTGCCTTCGTCGCCTTCGGTGGTTTTCTCACCTTCGGTCGTTGTTGTGTCCGCATCTTGCGCCTGTGTTTGCTGGCCTTCGGTCGATGCCGTGGTGGTATCGGTTGCGGTGTCAGCAGTCGTTTGTCCGTCGGCGGTGTTTGTAGTTTGGCCGTCAGTCACTAGCGTTTCAGTCGTCATTCTTTTTGTTCCTTAAGCATTTCGCTGTAGCGATCCAGGCAGTGTTCAGTCAATTGGGCCAACAATCTCAACCCTTCATTGCGCGTGCCTTCGTTAAAGGCCATCGACAATGCGTTGGTGTTGAAAGAGAGCCGCCAAACCCCTGCGCGTTCGAGCAAGCGGTGAACGAATCGACGCCCCCGCTTGTTACTCATTAGCCACTTGAGATCCGCTATTTCCATTTCACCTTCAAATTTCGCGCGTTCTGCGAGTGCGTGCTGCGCGTCTTCTACTGCAAAAGGGTCTATCTGATCTCGTTGTGTCATGGTTTCAATCTAATCTGCATTGTGTGCGGTAAGTGCATCAGTCGGCGTAAAGCATCGACGCTTTATCAGCGTTGCCTTCCACTGCGCCCAGCTCCATGTCCGTCACTTGTAAGGTCATGTGGTTTTCTGGGCCTTCACCATCGTTCTCGATCATGGTGCGAACCACGGTACATTTAGCGCGGATCATCACCGTTTGGCCTGGTTCCGGTAGCGTGGTGATTCCCAAGGCGTTGCATTGATCCTCATCCAAACTAAGGCAAAGCCCGTAACCGTAGTCTTCGGTCAATCCCGCTTCCATCGGCTCGTTGTCGGGTTCTTTTTTCATGCTGACTAAAGCCATGTAATTTCTCCTATGAGCTAAGCGCGATTAGGTCGCCGTTAGGTAAACGCGTTGGGTAGTATTTGATGGATTGGATGTGACCGTTTAGGTAATTACCAAACGTA